CGCGTCAAGATGCCTTGGTGGATATCTCATTTAACCTCGGACAGACTCGTTTGCGTGGCTTTGTTAAGGCGCTAGAGGCCATGTCCCGTGAGCAATTTGATGTTGCTGCTGACGAATTCATGGACAGCAAGTGGAGCCAACAGGTAGGTAATCGTGCCATTGAGGTAACCGAAATGATCCGTACTGGAAGTTATTCATAATGTCTAAAGGTGGTAGCGTTGGCTCTCAAGGTACAACCCAGCAAGCTAGAGGTTCTTTTTCTGGAAACTCTCGGTCTTCTTATGGTGGGAATCAAGCTGGTGGATTAGGCAGTAAAGGCGGATCACAGTCTTATCAGGAGCCTTATAGGAGCCCTTATGGGCAAGGGCCAAGCTACAGCCAGAATGGAATGCGCTCTGGGTTTGGTGGCTTTATGGAAAACCCGCAAGCCATAACAACACAAAATCCAAATTTTTCTCAAACTGATAGCAGCGGTAACTTCACCTCTACACCGTCTGGTGGGCAGATGATGATGTTTCAGCCTCCCAGAAGACAGGACGAGGCTAGGACTAGAGGGCCAGAGAGCTTTGATAGACAAAGCCAAGAGCAGTATATGCCTGTACCGCTAGACCAACCTTTGCAAATAGCTACTAACGATATGCCATCACCCAACTTTGCTCAGCCGCAACAGTTTTCTGGAGGCTTTGGCTCTAAGGGCGGCTTGATGAATCAAACTGATCGTGGTTACAGATCAGGGATAGGAGGGTTCTTTTAAGATGCCTTTAGCTAAAATACAGTTTGCCCCTGGGGTTAACAAAGAAGGAACTGAGTACACAGCAGACTCTGGTTGGTTTGATTCTGACAAGATACGCTTTCGTCAGGGTCGCCCAGAAAAGATTGGTGGCTGGCAAAAGTACAGTCAAAACTATTTCTTGGGTGTTTGCCGGTCTATTCACGACTGGGCATCGCTTGAAACCATCAAGTACATTGGTCTTGGAACAAACCTAAAGTTTTACGTTAACGAAGGTAACGTTTTTAACGATGTCACCCCTATAAGGGCTACGACAACAAACGGCATTACCTTCGCGGCTACTAATGGCTCATCTGTTATAACCGCTACCGATAGCAGTCATGGATGTGTCGTAAATGATTTTGTCACAATAAGCGGTGCCGTAAGTCTTGGTGGACTTATTACCGCTACGGTTCTTAATCAAGAATATCAAATAGCGTCTGTCCCTACAGCCAGCACCTACACGTTTGTCGCAAAAGATGCTGCGGGTGATGTAGTTGTTGCTAACTCTTCTGACACTGGTAACGGCGGGTCTGGAGTTGACGGCGCTTATCAAATAAACACTGGCCTAAACGCTGTTGTACAAGGTTCCGGTTGGGGAGCTTTAGCTTGGGGCTCCGGCGGTTTTGGTAGCGCAACAAGCATCGCGTCCGGCGGCCAGTTAAGGCTTTATAGCCAAGATAACTTTGGTGAGGATTTGCTGTTTAACCCGCGAGGCGGCGGCATATATTACTGGGATGAGTCTTCTGGAACCTCGGCTAGGGCGGTAAATGTAACGGCTCTTGGTGGCGCTTCTGATGCTCCAGTTGTTGCCTTGCAAGTTATGGTATCTGACATTGATCAGCACGTTATTGCGTTTGGAACTAACCCTATAGGTAGTTCAAATATAGATCCTTTGTTTGTTAGATTCTCTGATCAAGAGAACGTTGCTGACTGGACTCCAAGGGCAACTAACACTGCTGGCGGCGTAAGAATAAACTCAGGATCTCAAATAATAGGTGCGGTTCAAGCTAGGCAGGAAATACTGATATTTACCGATGCAAGCATTCACTCTATGAGATTTTCTGGAGCGCCTTTTACGTTCCAGTTCCAGACGTTAAGTACTGACGTTTCCATGATCTCTCCCAAAGCAGCAGTAAATGCTAGGGGTTCTGTGTACTTCATGGATAAGGGTAACTTCTACGTCTATAACGGGTCGGTTCAACCGCTTCCATGCTCGGTAAAAGATCACGTTTATTCAAACTTAAACGCAGATCAAGAGTTCAAGATATTTGCTGCTGAAAATAACGCATTCTCCGAGGTTACTTGGTTTTATCCAATAGGCACTGGTAACACTGAGATCACCAACTATGTAACGTTTAATTACTCTGAAAACTTATGGTCTGTCGGAACCTTAGATAGGGGCGCTTGGGCAGATGCATCTACAAGAACAAAACCTCTTGCGTCAACAGTCTTCGACGGCAACACAGACCAAAACTATCTTTACAGCCATGAGGTTGGACATGACGATGATGGTCAAGCAATAACGGCGTTTGTTGAGTCTGGAGACTTAGAGATCGGTGATGGAGAGCGATTTATGATGTTAAACCGAATCATTCCTGACTTCTCGTTTAGCGGAGAGACTGGAGATGCGTCAATGGATCTCACTGTAAAAGGCAGTAATTACCCTCTAGAAACGCCATCTACTCTTGCGACAGCGACAGTAACAAACAACACACAAGCATCTGACATAAGGGCTAGAGCAAGACATACAGTTATTCGCGTAGAAAGCTCTGGCGTTGGTTATGGATGGCGCTTAGGCGGACTAAGGTTTGATATGAGACAGGATGGTCGTAGGTAATGTCAGGTACAAGAACAACAACCTTGCCGGTAGCAGCGCCAGTTTATGACGCTCAAAACGAAGCCGTCACTAGGCGAAACCTAGAGTTTCTTCTTGATCAGGTAGAAAACGATTTGTTGGTAGCAAAGACTCAATCTGACTCTACCGGATCTCTTGCTATGAGAAGGTTTCAGTTTTTGCTTATGGGGGCTTCATGACAGATCAGATAAAGGTTCTGGGCCAGCTAGACCCTGCGGCAACAACCGTCACAGTACTATACACCGTGCCTAACCTAGCGCAAACTACGGTGAGTTCTTTGGTTATCTGCAATCGGTCAGGTTCTGCAATAACCTTTCGGGTTAGTGTTCATGTTGCTGGGGCTTCGGCAGATGACAAACAGTTTCTTTTTTATGATGAATCATTGGCAGCGAACACTACTAGGACAGTAGTTATTGGTATCTGCCTATCGCAAACAGATGTGGTTAAGGTTTACGCCAGTGCCGCGAACGTAAGTTTTAACCTATTCGGTGTGGAGACAAGCTAGTGAACTATAACAACGGACAAATGCCGCCTATGAACCCAATGGATCAGCAAATGCAGCAAATGCAGCAAATGCAACAAATGGGTCAGCAGATGCAAATGCAGCCACAGATGCCTCAGATGCCTCAGATGCCGCCTCAGATGCCGCCACAAATGCCTCAGATGCCACAGCAAATGCCTCCGCAAATAGGGATGAACCAAGGTGGTGCCATGCCGAATGTTCGGCCTATGGAACCTATGGCGCAGCAGATGGCGCAGCAAGGTCGTTATGGCGACAGTATGTTAGTTCACATGAACCCTGTTGAAGTAGCTGGCATAGCCTCGCTATCGCCTACAGGAGGTCTAACTACAAACCCAATGACAGGACAGCCAGAGGCTTTCTTGCCGTTCTTGCTTCCATTATTGGGAAGCCTTGGTGGCTCCGCCCTTGCAGGGAGTGGTTTTGCCAGCGCAATAGGACTTGGCAGTCTTGGATCAACAGCTATGGGCGCGATTGGCTCCGGCTTAGCAACAACTGCTGTAACAGGTGACATCAAGAAAGGCCTAACCGCAGGATTAACTGGCTTTGGTATTGGTAGTGCTTTGGGAGCAGCTAAAGATATAGCTTCTGGGGCTGATGTTGCAGCCCAAGCATTAGATTCAACCGCAAAAGTTGGAACTGAGTTGGCGACTGAACTGGCAACAGAGACAGCGGCAGAAACAGCCCTTAACCCTTCAGGGAATCTTTTTGCCAATCCAGATATTTCAGCGACGGACAGTCTGCTTAATCAGAATTTAGCTCAACAAGAGGTTTTGCAAAATACATTATCTTCAAATCGGGCGGGGCAGAGCCTTGGCGATATTGCAAACTTTGAGGGTGTTAAGAATGTCGGTAAAAATCTTTTAAAGCCTAGTTCTTTGTTACCAATAGGCGTTGGTGAAGGTCAACGTGCGGCAATAGAAGCTCAAGAGGATCGTGACGCTCAGTTTGGTGCTACAGAAGCCGACAGAAAAAGAAGACTTGATGAGTCTCAAGCCTTATTAGATCAGTCTTTAGGTCAAGTAGCTACAGACTACGGCTACGACTATGGTCGTAATTATCAAGCTGGCGGCATAACGTCCGTCGATCCTAGCGATTATCAGCGTCGAATGGCTGATTTCCAGCAAATGGGAATGCAACAGCCGATGCGTATGAATGAAGG